TAAGGTTAAGAAGTGTTTGCGCCTGTGTCGTGCTATTTTTCGGGAACGGTAACCCTATTTTAGTACTTGCCTCTTTTTTATACTGATTGGATGAAGTATTGTTATTTACTACCCTTTTTTCAGTTAGCGAAGGTCTTGCAGTTTTTTTGATGTTGGCTATAAATGCCTCATTGATGCCGCCATTTGATACTCTGAATTTTATGGTCAGAAAGCCATTAGCCGGGCATGGAAGCGTTGTAATGGTTTTCGTTTCCATGTTGGTAGTGTTCACATCATCCTCATAAAATGCGGATGTACTCCATGCAGTACCAGATACGGTCTTTTGATAATAGTAAACGGTAGAACCTGTGTCTAACTTAATTTCAACAAGCATTTTACCCGTTACGGCTGCTTTAATCTGATACCCTACTTCAAGTATATCCCCCGTTCCAACATCACCGCATGAATCCGCTTGCAGGTCAGTATTACCAGTTCCCGATATTAATGTAGCACCTGCGATACCGCTATTGCTATTCATTACGAAACTACCACCGGAACCGATTGTACGGGTAAAGAAGTCAGGCACACCACTTGTAATGATTGACATATTGCCATTCATTATAGTATTGCCCGAATACTCAATATCGCCCGTTAATACAATGGACTGAAAACCCTTTGAGATTGTCTTGTTTTGGTCATTGTTGATGAAGTAGAATGGTGTTATAGTATCATTTATCCACGGCTTGTATGTCCGGTTAATGTTTACCGATAGTAAGGTATCGGATGCAATAGAACTATCTGTACGAAATACCCTCAATGTATCACCTGCCCTTTCATTAACGGAAGCCATCCACCATTCACCGCCCGATTGGAATATTTGCGCTCCGTATGCCGTTGCAACGGTTTCAAGTACCTCATAGCAACTCTTAAATGAGTAGTCATTATTCATCCATACATTTGGCAGGATATAACTATTCCTAATGTGTGAATCGGTTGTAGTTTGGAATTGTGCGTAATAATTCACACACGAATTGATGTAGTAAGTTTCCGGGAACTGAATCGAATCAAAGCAATTTTTCAGCACTCGAAGTATTGATTCCCCCTCGTTTATGTTTGCACTTGTAAATGGGTAGGGAGTGCTTTTAAGTATAGCCAACCCATCAACACAAATGATGTCTATAAAGTTTCTGCCCGTTGTGAATGGTACCTGCAGGGTATCCATAAATATAAACCCCTGCCACACAAAATAGGTCGTTCCCTGTGCGAATAACTTAACGTAGTACTTTTTATCATCCGTTGTGAGAAAGTCCGGTAATGGGCCTGTAAAGTCGGTAAAATCGGCTCTAATGGTTAAGGTAGTGGCAAGTATCGGGGAGAATGGATCATCGCCAGTTGCCATGCAATCAAGTACGAAAGGGGATGGTCCGGTACCTACTGAATAGGTTGTACCGCTATATCCTTTCTCCCAAATTTCAGCAGTATAGGTTAGTCCCGATTTGCTGATTGCCTGTAGGGTATATTTTTTGCCGTAGCTCATGTTAAGTTGTTAATGCCCTGAATGTGCTTGTTCGTTTTTGGCTTATAAAGATGTCATTGCCGGATATTCTACCCTCCACCACTACCCTACTATTTCCTCCCCCCATCTGCGATGCGGATGCGATTATTGACCGCATTTGGTCGGGCCGTACAATGTGTTCTGTGCCGTGTAGCATTACAGGATAGCCAGAACGGGGGCCGGATACTGTACCACCTTCTGAGAAGCCCATTAATTTAGCTACTGTTTTACCTGCACCAAATGCTGCTTTTCCTGCTTTAGCTGGCATAAGTACACTTAACAATGTTTCAAATATCAATGCTTTAGCGGCTGCAAGTGCAATATCTGCTGCTAATCTTTTGAACATATCCCCCAACGCTTGACCTACGTTTTGTCCGTTTATCATTGCGTTAACAAGTCCGTTTATGCTATTCATAGCCATATCGGTATATTGAGTTGCAAGTGCAGTTACTTCAGCATTTGCAACATTTAACAGATAGTTTTCCCTTGCAACTGCTGAATATGCTCTGTTGGCTTCAGTTCCTAATCTAACATTTTCAACATATTTATTAAAGGCATCTGAATTTTTCTTTATTGAATCTGTTTCTTTTTCAAATGGATTAATGAGAGTGGTCATTTGCCAATTCTTAATTCCACTCCACGGCTTTGTTTTCTTTTCTTTATCACCACCTCTACCACCAAAAGGTGTTACTGCTAAATCAGAAATTGAATTTATCTTACGATTAATTTCTTGCTGAATCCTATACCTTTCATTAGCAATTCTTGTTTCTTCCTTTAGTAATTTTTCCTGCGCTTGTATGTCCTTATCATATTTCCCCTTACTAAATGCAAGCATTTCTCTATCTGCTTGCTCTTTATTTCTTTTTGCGTCTGCTAAATCTTGATCAAGTTTAATTAATGCATCATAATCTTTTTGTACTGCATCTCTTAATGCTTGCGCCTTTGCAGTTTGCATTATTGCATCTGCTAACTTTTTATGTGCTTCGGCTGCTCTTCCTACAAGAATATCCTCATCCGAATAATTTTTAAGGTACCCACCATATTCATTCCTTAAATCTTTAACCGCCTTTAACCTTGCTTCCCTTGATATATTGTCATTTGTGGCAGTAGCAAAAAGTATATCTAATTGCGCTTTTTCTTTTGCAAGTGATTGCCTAAATTTCTCATTCTCTTGTTCGGTTTCTTTTAACTTTTCTTTTGTTGTTTCCAACCCCCTCGTCCAGTTGCCGAATCCTAATTGTGCAAACTGCAATCCGGCTACAAGTGCCGAAATACCTAATCCTAATGCGCCAGCAGCGGGGAGAATATTCGTTAAGTTATTCGCAATCGCATTAAAACCATACGGCAAATCTTGAATAACACGGGAAAGGCCGGTAAAGTCCTTACCCATTGCAACCACCTTGCCACCTGTCTTATTAGCAGCAGAATCAACCTCATTAAGCGATGTAACGGTCTGCTTCATCGCTGCAATGGCTTGCTTATTATCAGCCGTGAGGACTATTTTGAGTGATTCTTCTGCCATTGCTTTATTTTAATGCTTCTGATAATTTCTTCATATTCTCTATGAACTGCTCCTGCGTCAATCTCTCCCCTCTATCCGGTTGTTCATCTGTTGACAAAGGTAAGAAATCTGTTATGCTTTTGCGCCCCTTCGTGTCCGTGTTCGTGCAGTACATAACATAAGCTATCAACCTTGCCCTCTGCCATTCCGCTAACTGCTTCGCTTCGTACGCTTTGCGATATAATAAAAAATCTCGCCAGCGAATAGACCAAAACTGCTCAATAGTTAGGCCTGCTTCGATAGCGAGAATTATAACCTCATCCCAGGTCTTGTCCCTGTGGTTTAACTTTTTTTTTCTTCCTCCGGTGCGTTTTTATCAGCAGGTACATCCGGCACCATTGCCTTCATAGTGTACTGGATGAACTCAAGTACCTGCGATCCCGTGAACTGCAACCCACCCCCCTCATCAATCAACTGCGATGCTTCCCTTTCGCTTATCACCTTGCCGGCTCCTTCACTTGCCGCCTGCACCATTGTAATAACGTGCTTAAAGGTTAAGGATTGCCCATCGTACATCTCCAACATCTTACCTATTGGCAAGTTGCCATTCATCTCACAGAATCGATGCATCGCCCAGTTATTCCATAACAAACTAACGCTGCCCGTTGAAGTTTTTAACTCAAATGGTACGGGCATAAATTAGTATGTCTTTGTTTGGGTAAGTGGAGCATTCTGTACCTGGAACTCCGCATCAAACTTCAGCAGGTCTTTGTCAGTAGCATCCAATGAAAGCGAAGTAACAAAGATATTTCCGCTATACACGATGTCACCACTAACGGTGGAAGCAGGGCCGAAACGAGCAGGGATAGAATCCCGATTAACGAGCATTGAGTACAAACGGTCATAGCTTTCACGGCTACCGCTGCCTGTTTGGTCAATGGCATTTCCACTACAACTGATTGTTTGACTTACGGAATTACCGGGCAGTTGCTCATCGCCACATTTACTATCGGCATCAATGGCATCACGTGTGATCTCCATTGAATTGGATGTAAGGCAAGCAACGGTCTGAAAAGAGCC